CATCAGCCTTGAGATTGCGCAGGCCGGTTTCCATCGTGTTCAGGATCGCCTGGATGGTCTGGCCCGTGATGTTGAACCGCCCAAGATAGAACCGCAGGGTGCGCAGCAGCATCAGGTGGATGAAGTCGCGCCCGCGGGTGACATTGTAGAACCGCCAGAGATCATCCTCGCCGGCGTTGTCGGTGCCGACAAAGATGAAGCCACCCTGACCGATCGCACTTTCCACGCCCATTTCACCGCGCAAGAGCACGCCGATATTGGCCGACAGCAAGCGCTGGCCTTCAGTCGCGCCATCGGTGAGCGAGAAGTTGATCGGCCGCGACGGCCCAACAATGCCCTGCACCGGCTGGTTGGCCCAGCTGTGGAACGGGCGGCCCTGCTTTTCGTGGTCGCGGCGCACGCCGATGCCGATAACTGCGGGCGACAGTGGCTGAACGACACTCACCCCACCGTCAAACACCTTCACTGCAGGGTCGACCGGGATCAGGCGCTGCGAGGCAATCGTCTCACGCCAGTCGATGGCGTCCTGCTCGGTTGTGGCGGGGCCATCGACGACCGCATGCGCCAGAAGCTTTTCGCAGATCGCGGGCAGTGCCGCACAGACCGGGTTGGCCTCACCGACACCGCGCTGGCTGGTATAGCCCGGGGCGCAGATGAGGCGCGGGATGATGCCCAGCTCAGGGCCAGACGTCAGAAAGGCCTGAAGGCCGGTCGCGACGCCGTCGCCGACGATATTGGCGATGGTCGCATCGGTATCGATCCCGTCTTCGACGCGCACGACCACGACCTTGGCGGCCACCTGGAACTCGCCGAGCTGCGCGTTGATCAGCGTGACCGCATCACGCAATGTGCCGGTCGCACCAAGCGCTGTCAGCTTGGCGGCGTCATCAGAATAGAGAAAGACCGGCGTGTCCGCCGGGAACACCGATGCATCCGCATCGGGCGCCGTGCCGATCAGGCCCACAACGGACATATCGCTCCAGACGGGCGGGCGCGGCTCAGTATCAATCCGCGTGATGGAAATCCCGAAGGTCGGGTCAGACATGAGAGGGTCTCCTTGAATAGTCGAACCCCGCGCGGCCGTGAGCCGTACGGTGATCCGGGATGCGTGGTTCAGGTTGAGTTGACGGACGCCTAAATTCTAAAGCGCGCTCGCCCACAGCAAGATCGGTCAGCGACTTGCGAGTTGGCGGAAAACAGGTCAAACGAAGGACACCGGAGGTCGAGCCTGTGGCGACCGCGGCTGAGATTGCAGATGAGAGCAGCAGACGCCTATGATCGACGATCCTGACAAAACCCAGAAGCTCATCGCAGACATGGAAGCCTCCATACCGCTCACAGCCAGGCTGTCACCAAGCCTCAAGGTAATGATGCGGCGACAAGCGCCTGGGGTCCTCCCACCAGACCAATGCCCTGTGGTCGAGGTCTTCTACATGGGCGAAGAAGGCGGCATATCTTGCCGCCTGGACCTCGACGGAACGGACACCCAGGATCCGTTCATCGTCTCCATTACCCATCTCACCTTTGACAGGCGATGCCGCCTTTTCCGTCAGATCGACGGGTATCAAAGGCACCGCGTCAAGAAACTCAAGAAGCAGCACGGGCGTGGCTACTGACGCCCCAAAACACGTCCCTTACGCCGCGATTGAAATCTGGCCATATCACAAACTCAGAACGACAGCGTCGGTGTCGTGATATCGAGGTCAGTTTTCGTGTCGGACTGGATCTGGACCTCGAGGATCAGCGCCGGGCCCGCGGATGCCGTTGGTTCTCCGAAGACCCGAATTGCACGGACAAAGCCGCCCGCACCATCTTCGACAACCTCACCCACCTGCACATCGCGCACATCGGTGATGCCCAGCTTGGTGCTCATCTGTGTCAGGGCGGATCGCATGGTGCCTGCCTCCATCAATACGTTCCGCCATCGACCAGATCGATCCTGCCTTGCAGCGCCGTCAGCGTTGATTGCAGGTTGGAGACCTGCGCAATCGTATGACCATGGCTGCTGGCCGCCTTGCTGGCGAGCTGCGCTGTGAGGTTCGGAATGTCCCCGATCCCGAGCGCCACTTCCCCGGCCTGACCGTTTACGGACGACACAGGCCCATTGGCCAGAACGCTTTCAGCAATATCCGCAGCGGCGGCTGCATCCTGTGCCGCCTGCTGGGCCAAGGCCAAGGCGCTCGAGACCGCAGCCGCCGTTTCAATCACGGAAGCTGCAAGGCCCGCGCTGGCAGAAATCACCCAATCGGCGTGCGCTGCGGCACCGATATCGCCGTTGACGGCCACCACTTCGCCCGCCAGCCCGCCATTGGCGCGGCTGTAGCCGTCGACCCGAAACACCGCCCAGTCGTTCAGGCTGCCGCCCCCATCACGCGTCAGCACGACATAGGGCGTGGGCGCAAAGAGCGCCCGCGCAGGCGTGTCGTCGATCTCGAAGGTGGTCTGTAGGCCCACAGACACAGTGAGGGGCGTCGAGGATGTCGCCACCAGAAACCCGTTCTCGGCCGCCGCCGTTGCGGTGGCGAGTGCAGGACCCAAGACCTCATTCACCCGCGACAGCCCCAGCGTCACCAGATTGTCGGTGGCACCGCGAATGCGCACAAGCTGGGCATCGAGATCGCCGAGGCTTTCGGCAATCAGGCGGTAGCGGCGATTGAAGAAATCCCGATCAAGGTCCTGATTGTCCCGCACCCGCAGATCTTCAAACCTCAGCATGGCGTCACCCTTTCTTCAGCGGCTCGGATGTGGCGATCGCCTCCGGATGGTCTGCTTGCAGGCCGTTGAAGATGGCGGCCGTCACCGTATAGCGCGCGCCTGGCCGGAACCGGGCCCCGGCAAATTCAAGCGGACGGTTCACCGTCACCCGGTAATGGGTGGGTTTTGATGGCATTGGGGCTGTCTCCTGGCTTTGGTCTGAGCGGGATAGATTACGCGCGGCTCGATCAGGTCTGGGCGTATTCGATCAGCTCACTGACCAGAAACGGCACCGCCGCGCTCACGGTCGAGCCGATGATCTTGACGGCGTAAGTGCTGACCGAGGCTACATTGAAGATTGAGGTCCGCCGCACCGTGCCATCGGCCAGCACCACATCCTCAACCACATCGGCCGCCTCCACCACGTCCAGCGCAGCACCGGTCATAAGCGTCACAGTGCAATCGTGGTTCACCTCTTCAAAATGTTGCAGATCCGTGACCACCTTGACGCTGGTTGTGGGCGAGCCGAGCGTGCGCTCATCCGACACCCAGATAAAGGCCGTCTTGGGGCGGGTGGCGACCGTCTGTGAGCCCGCAAGCCCGAAGCCCGGCATCAGGTCCGTGGTGCCCGTGAGCGTCATCCGCAGCGGCAAGATGCCTGGCAGACCCGAGAGGTCCGGACCGCTGGTATCACCATCCAGCGCCACCCAGGCCCCGTTCACCTGCACCTCGATATCTGTGCGACAGGCAGGTGGCGTCACGCCTTCGTGCAGCACATCAAGATCGAGAATGCCGCCTGCCAGCTGCAGCGCTGTCAACTCGACCGAGAGCCGTGTGCGCTCGAACCGCGCAAAGTAGAGCCGCATCTTCATATCATCGACCAGGTTGCCCGCGAAGAACGCGCCATCGGTCGAGACAAAGAACGTGCCCTGCACCACCCCGTTGTCGGTATTGGTCATGGCGACATAATGATCACCGGTGGTGACCAGCACGATCGCATAGCGCCGTCCGGCCGTCAGGAAGGTCGGCGTGATCGGTAGTTTGCTCTCCACTAGCGATGGCAGGCCGACTTCCGTGGAAATCGCCCCCACTTGTATATCCACCACCGGCAGTGTGGTGCGCGAGATCACCCGGGACAGGTCTGGCATGCCAAAGGCGGTCTCGGTCACCAGCAGTGTGACATCCCCCGCGGCGGCCTTGCGCGAGAAGTAAATCCCAACCTGGCTCAGCCAGCCATCCTGCGAGTTCAGGAAGGTCTGGGCCACTTGCTGGCCGTTGATCGTGGCCGTGGTTGTGACCCGGTCCCAGTATTGCTCCTCATAGGTGTCGATCCAAAACCGCCGCACCCGGATCCAGTGCACATTGCCATTCGGCACGCGCGCGCCATTGGGCATGCGGTCCGGCAGGCCGTTGGTGACCTCCCAGGTCTCGCCATCCCGACGGAAGATATTGCCTGCCAGATCGTAGGTGCCTTGGCGCCACCAGCGGCTGTTGGTGCAGACCACCATGGAGTTGCCATAGCGCCGCCGCGTGCGGGCCCGGGTCAGCTGGCGGATGTCGGTGGTCTCGAAGGTGTACTGCGCCAGCCGCGTCTCGGAGGCATAGCCCGTCAGATCAAGCCGGATGCCATGGGCGTACTTGGGCAGAACAAACCCGCTGGTATTGGCGATATAGACGTTGTTGGGGTTCAGCAGCGCCAGTTCCGAGGTCTCGGAGCCCGCCCGTGGAAACCGAATGCCTTCCTCGACCAACGCGTCAAAATCAGGGTGATCGACATTTGAGCCATCAGCGGTCAGGAAATGGTTGGTGCCGTAGTAGATATAGGCACCCGGCGCATAGACCTCGGTGCGCAGCTCATCGAGCTGCTCCGTCAATTCCACAATCTCGGCCTTGGTCGCATAGCCCGCCAGCCGGTCTGCCAGCGCCGACAGATCCGTGCGCAGCGTGTCCACCTGGCCGCTGATCTGGCCGCGCCAGCGCTCGAGTGCAATCGCACGGTTTGCGACATTGCGCAGGTTTGGCAGCTGTGTCGCCTGCCACTGCTCGATCGCCACAACGCCTGTGGTGTCCAGCAGCACATAGGCAATGACCGTCACATTGGCATCCGTGGCGGGATAGCTCGGGTCCGGCCCTTCGGTGCCCGCCACGGTGGAGATTTCTGCGCGGCGCAGGCTTTCCATCGCGACCGATTGCGGCTCGGTGGTGCCGGTCTGCGCATCGATCAGGAAGTCGCGGGGCTGGATATCCGTCTCGACCTCCTGACCAAAACTGACGATTGCCACGCGCTTGCGGGTCACAAGTGGCAGCACGTTGAAGAGATCAACGATGATGTCCTCGCCGCGTGCATAGACCGCGCCACCCGCATAAAGCCTGCCCGCCGACAGCGTGATTTCGGTGGCGGCCGTCTTGGTGGCCGAGAAGCCGGAATAGGCTTTGCCGCTTTCAACCGCGTCTCGAACGATGTGATCCATCGAGGTGCGGGCAAAATCCTGCATGTTGTTGAGATTGGCGGATTGCAGCTCCTGCCGATCGCGGTAGATGACGGTGCGTTCCATGTCTCAAACCTCTGTCAAAGTGCCGAGCGTGATATCGCCCACTGCACGGCGGTCGCCCGGTCGCGGCACGCGCCAGGTCTTGGTGTTGATCAGGACCTTGTCCCGCAGCGATTTGGCGACCATCACCGCCTCGCGCGCATCCGCGACGGGCTTGGTGCTGGCGGCTACGACATAGCCATTGACGAAACGGCCCGCCGTGCGCGGATACCGCCGCCCTGTGATGCGGGTCAGCACCTCGGCGTGGTACGGCGGCATCCCAAGCCGGGTGTAGCCCAGATGCGTGGACCGCTTGCGCTCGTCGAGCACGCGGGCCGGATCGTGGATGTGCCAGCGATCATAGAGATACTGCCAGGCGATGGTCTCGGGCAGAAAGGTCCCGGAAACATGCTGGCACGGCACGCCGGGGAAAATTGCTCCAAACTGGCGCGGATGTGTCTCAGCAACCTGCTGCGGGCGCACATCGATCAAATCACCTTTTGGCAGTACAGTTGTGTATTGCTCGCGGCCCAGCCGGTAGCTGTAGGTCGTGGCCCGGGGGATGCGGACAATGCGTTGGCGCACACCGATATCATCAATCAGGAAGGCGTGGGCTTTGGGGGCGGCGTTCAGATGGATCGCGGCCGTGGGCTTGGGGGCCAGGACCACCTCGTCATAGGCAATCGCGTTGAACTCCCCAACGCGTTCTGGCGTCACCGTGCGGAGCGTCAAGGTTGTCGCGCGGCCGCGATCATGCAGCTTGGCGGTGCGCACATAGCGTGTGCCTTGTACCGAGACCGGATTGTTCGGCCCAGCAAAGGCGGTGCCCGGGCCGTCTGGCGCCGAAAGATACCGGGTGTTCCGACCGGAAACACCCCGGGCGATGAACGGATAGACCCGAAGCTGGGCAAAGCGGTTCAGATAGGCGGCGCGTTCCTCGCCCCTGAGCGCCTGTGTCATGAACGTCTTGGCGGGCGGCACGACGAACCGCCGCGCCTCGGCCCCCATGACGGACAGCGCTTCGGCAATGGCGGTCTGGGTGCCCTTGATGGCATGGAACGGCAACGCGCGCGCCATGCGCGCCCGCTTGGTTTCCTCTGGCCAGTCCTTGTCCCACAGATCGACCGACAGGCCCCAGGCCAGCCAAGGCAGGTGGCTGCTCGGGATCTGATGCGGTTGCACCAGCGGACGCAACCCGATGGGCAAATCGGCAATGCGCGCGCCGGTGAGATCGACAGACTCCTCGAAGGCTGTGCGGTTGTCCGGCAGCAGGGTCTCGCGGCTCATGGGCAGGGATCCTATTCATCGCGCAGGGCCGCGATCGTCAAGGTGATCGCCTCCAGAGCGTAAACCTCGGTCGGCCCGAGGACGAGGTCCTGTGCCGGTGAGGCGAGATCCACCGAATGCACACCTTCAACATGCAACTTCGAGAAGATCGCCGAGCGGCGCAGGTTCATGCCCAGCATCCGGTTGGTTTCCACCCAGTCAGATAAGGCTGACACGGCGCGGTCGCGCACGACATTGCCGTCTGGCCCGGGATAGAGGGTCAGTTTGGCCGTGATGTCCGCGCGATGCACCCGGGGGCCCAGCACTTCGACCATGTCTGTCAGGGGTCGGACATCATTGGCGATGAGCGACAGGCGGACGGTTTCGCGTTCCGTAAGGCTGGGCACCGGATCAGGTCCCGCCCGCAGGATGGTGACACGCACCCGGCCGGGCGTCGTCATGATCGCGGTGGCATCACGCGCCCAGGTCGCGGCAGTGAGCGCGTGATAGACATACGCCCCTTCAGGTCCGGCCACGGAGAACGCCTCCGGGGCCAGCTGCACGCGACGGCGCAGGCGATCATCGTCTTCCGCGACCAGCACGCCCGTTGTGTCCTCGACCTGCATCCGCTGCGTGGCAAACAGTGCAGCCAGATGATCGAGGTTCCCGCCATAGGATGAGGCCAGCAAAACCGAACGGGCTGCATCATTGATCCGCGCGCGCAGCAGCATTTCGCGATAGGCAAAGGCCTCGATCAGCTTGCGCGCGGGCTCGCTTTCGAGATCAATGACGCCTGCGATGGCCGGAAACCGCGCGACGAGATCATCGCGCATCTCGGTGACGATTGTCTCGTAGTCCAGCGTCTCGATCACATCCGGCGGCGTCAGACCGGAAAGGTTGATGGCGGTGAAACGGCTCATGCTTGGGCCTCGCGTTCCTCGATCAGCACCCCGTCCGGGTTGGCATAGGCATTGATGCGGCGCGCGCCTTCAACCGTGAAGTCGCCATAGGT